CTCCAATCTGCAAATCGTCCTGTACATTCTTTTTAGCTTCTGCTAATGTTATCGGCATATAAGCCACCTCCTAATTTTTTTTAATCTGATTGTGTTGTAAATCTTGCCATTATGGCATCAGCTAGAGATTTTGGAGCTCTGCTTTCCCCTGTTCCTGTATTTCCTTCGCCGGGTTTCACTCCTGTAAAGTTAGGCCCTTTCGGATTTGCCTCTTCAACAGCCTTGAACAGCATTTTACTGTCTTCCGCTTTTTTCAAACTTTCAATCTGTTCATTGATTCCAAGCAGTACATCACCATCCATTTTGATTTTACTCATATCCAGTAATGCTTTTACTGCCTTGACATTTAAGGCATCCGCTCCAAGCAATGCCGTATCCACCGCTCCTGCCAGTTTTATTTCCGCAAGTTCAGCATTATATTTATCCATTGCGGCCTTATTTTCTTTCTGCAGTGTTTCAATTGTCTGCTTCAAAGCTTCAATGTCCCCGGTACTGTTCTTTAGAGTTTCAAGCTGCTTATCCCTTTCAGATAAATCTTTCTCAGCCTGTTTCTTTGCATTGTTCACTTCATCAAATCTTGCTTTCGGGATAAACCCTTTCAGCTGTTCGGTATTTGCTGACAATACTTTTTCAGCCTGTTCCTCAGTCAGTCCTATTGCAATCAAATCTTCCTTTTTCATGCTATCCTCCATTTTTACGTCTGTCGACGAATTATTTTTGATTTGTTCTTTTACGCCTGCAAATTCTAAAAAGGCGACTATAAATAAAAAAAGAGCAGTCATTAAACCGCTCTTGAATTTATTATTTAATAAACATTCTTAATTGTTCTTCCGTAAGTCCATTTTCAATGTTGTTATCTTTAACATATTTTGCCGCAGCTCTTATGTCGTAATCAAATGGCTGCGGTTGTGGATTAGGATCTATCCCACAAGCTAATTTATATTCTAAATCCACTTTTTTATCTTTTCCCATTGTATTTTTCATATAAAACTTCAGCCTCCTTCTCAAATATAGCCATTCTTTGCGACCCTATCAACCTTGCCCCGAACTCTTTCTTATAGTATTCTATCAATTCAGTTTTCGCGTCGAAATAAATAAATCCTCCGTATCCTTTTTCATAACTTTCTTTTATCGCCTCTACGAGCAGACGTCCTCCTATTCCATAATACTCCTTTTTGCCTTTAAAAATTTTATTTTTAGGGTTATTCGCAGGCGAGGCTTCAATTAAATCAACGTATATAGCTTTATTGGATTCCTCATTTGTGAAACCTATCAGTCCTATTACTTCGGAAGTGTTTTTAACCTTCAATGCTCTTATAACATCGCTCTTTCTGCTTTGTTTATACCAATCAAAAATCCAGTCTTTGAAATCGCCTTTCTCAACCTTTATCTCCTGAGTTTCTAAATTTATCATTTTTACATCCCTTGGATTATTTTCTTGTATAGTTATTATACCCTCTTTATCAGATTTTTGCAATACTTTTTCTGAATTATTACTCACATATTTTTCTTTCCACTCGCTATATTTCATATCTGCCGGAACATACTCCGTTTCTCCTGTTGTCTCATTCCTTGCAGCTCTTTCGCCTTGCATGTCATCAAAATAAGGGGCTGTAGTAGTACGACATCTGACATGAAATGGATTAGCTGTGACTCCGACTTCATAATCCTTTAAGTCAAATACTTTTCCGTCCATGTCCTGACATATATCCGATGTCCTGTTGTCAAGCGTGGCCACTATCTCATACTTTTCTACTCCCAAATCCTGATAGCTTCTAAGCCTCGCCCTGCTTGAATATGCGGCACTTTCTGTATATACCAGTCTTGATGCATTTGCTTTCGACACTTTCATTTTCTCAGCTATTTTATCTGCCAGTTTTTCAAGACTGTCGCCTCTGATAAACGCCTGCGTCATTTCAGTGTGCAGATTATTTATAAGTTTGTCTTTGTTTTCCCAGATTCTGTCGCTAAAGTTTTTACCGTCAGGAGCCCATGGCTTTTTAATAACCGTGTTTACAAGCTTATCGTTCAGGCTGTATATGTTTGTTCCTACTCCTGTCCCCTTCGCTATCTGAAAAGCTGTACGGTTGTACTGGTCTTTATAAAGATTTTTAAGATAACTTTCAAATCCACTTTCACGGCCGTTATAGAGTTTTTCTATTTCCCCTCTTACCTGTAACTTCATAGCCTCAAGCCGTTCAATGTGCACTCTTGCACTCGCATTTTCAAGCTCCCTATTCCAGTTCTTATCAATCCCATTCTCTTTTCCGTGTTTGATGTATTCATCAAGTGTCCACTTAAATTCTTTGAGTTCTTTATCGTTAAGCATCTTCTTAGCTTCTGCAAGTGATACATCATTATTCTTAGCTATTCTGTTGTACCACACTTCGATATCTTTGTTCAGCCTCGATATAGCCCTCTCGTATTCTAGTTGCTGTCTACGAAATTCGTCTCCTGCTATCTTGTTAAGCCGTTCCTCTTCTTCGATAAATCTGTCCTGCCAATAATTTTTACTCATATCTTGCCTTTCTTAAATTCTAAGGTATACTTGTATAATCGGTACTCCGATAGAAAGCAGGTGATACCCCATGGATACATATTCTATTGATGAATTAGAATGTATTTTTGCAAACGTTCCATTATCCGATATATATGGAGCTAGAATTTTTAGCACCGTATATGAAAAGAACCCCTTCCTAGTAATGCAAAATTTAGGCTGGATAAAATTAACTTCTGATATACCTTTAGCCATAAATTTTATTGTTACCGAAAAAGGGAAAAAGCATCACCCTAACTTCAAATAAGAGGTTTTAAGCCTCTTCCCCTTCCTGGGGGTAGTTGTAGTTATGTTCTCCAAATCCTCCGTAGTCTTCCATTTTCTCCTGTTTTTCTTTTCTAATCTTTTTCAATTCCTCTTCCACATTCACTGACCATGGGTGCTGCCCGATTATAGTTTCCTGTGATAATATTCCAACTGATTTCTGACAGTCTTCAATTGCCTGACTTTCATTCACTAAAATATCCCTGTTGAAAATTATATCCAGTTTTTCGTCTTCAGATATACCTAATCCCGTATTTCTTAAATGGCTATTTACAAACCATATAAGATTTTCAAATGATGCCTTAAATTCCACTTCCATTGAGTTTGCATCCAAATCTATATCCGAGTACATCGAACGGATATTCAACTGATTTGGATTAGCCCCAAGTGTTTCAGTCTTTGCGTCAAATCCTCTTCCGTTTTCAATGATGGCCTTCTTAAATATATCAACCAGAACTTTATAATTTTCATTGTTCACTTCGATTTTTAATGAATCGACTCCACCTTCTCCCGTTTCGTCTGAACGTATCGGAATTACACCGTGAATTCTCAGATTGTGCCTAAACTCGCTCCAGTCCGTTCCGTCATAGTTCTTCACAATCAGAATTGTATTTCTAGGGTCTTCTTCCACCCTGTCCTGCATCACTGATATGAGTTCATTCAGTGCGTCCTGTAAGGATTTCACTCTGACAAGCAGAGGCATTTCTGCCTCATCATATCTGAATGGTATTACAGGTAGTTTCAGCCAGTTATATCCCTGCACATCTCCGTTATTATCTTCAAGTCTCAGATATGATTCGGGTTCCCTGTCAACTATAAGTGAATTATTCCAGTTATAATATTCAACTCCTGTTTCCCTGTATACCTCAACCTTTGTTGACGTCTGAAATCCTCCATCCTTGAATTCTTTAACCGTATAAAGCCTTACTACATAGTCAAGCTCTTCATGTTCTTCGTCCTTCCATACCGGTATCACGTTCCGGCCGTCAAATCTTTTAAATTTTAATTTCCCATCATTTCCAATATATACGTATAACCAACCTATGCCATATTTATATGCATCTTTTCCCACCATTCTGAGAAGTTTTAAAAACCTGTCATTGATTATACCCTTCACTGACTCTGCATATTCCTTGTTGTCAGACTGAAATGTGGGAGTTTTTGAAAGTAGATAATTTGTCTTCTGATCAACAAGTTTTGAGTACTGGTTATCAATAAGTTTGGCAACCTTAACATTCTTAAGCGGTTCCAGTTCTCCGTTTTCATTTATCATATCCCTGTGCCTGTTCAGTACATCATGCTGGCCAATGTAATATTTATGGCTATCTTCCATCTGTTTCTTTTTCCTTGACATAAGGAAGTCGTTTATTAATCTTTCAAGTTCATTTCCCATCTTTTTATTTCTCCTAAACAGTTTTTTTATAAAATTAAACATTCCAATCTCCTTAGAGTGTGTATTTACCTTTCACATTTGTTCTTTCTGCCACTCCTGTGGTTGCATCAGGGGCATCATCGTACTTATTTTTTCCTTCCTTCTGATATTTATTCATTGCAGAGTAATATTCGGGCCATCTGTCCCTCCAGTTTTTAGGAAAATATATGTGGTCCATTACCCAAGTGCTGTTTGATATAATTCTTGCCGTCTTATTTTTCGACTGATGGAACCATGTAACCCTGCAGGAGTTCGTGTGGTGCTCAAATTTTAAAATTCTTTCAACGTTACGGGCAAAACCCCGTCCGCCATTATTACTCTCAATCACAGCTAAATTTACTTTATTTTCAAAGTGTCTTCTAGCTGTCTCCTTTTCAGTTATTTCCATTCCTTCCTTCGTATAATAGATGTCCAATACATACGCCTCCCTGTTATATTCCCCGTATATGATACTGCACAGATAGTCACTTCCCTGATCCGCTGTATCTGTGTAGCTGCATATCCTGTCAAATTCAAAATCTATTCTGTCATAAGTCTTGAATGATGTGTACAGACGCCCTTTAAGGTCTATCGGTTCCTGCTGGTAGTTGGCACTTGCTATATCCTCACCCATCGTTTTTTTCTTTCTCAGATACTCTTCATAAGTAAGAACCTTATCACACAACATTGTCCCATCATTCTGAAGAGCCTTCATTTTTACCTGCTTTATCTTGTACCCTGTTCTTAACATTTCACCATAAGCTTTTCCTGCTAAATCATTTGAGTGCCAACGTGTCATTATGATTATTATCTTCCCATTTGTTTCAAGTCTTGAAAGCATCGTATTTGTGAACCATTCCCAGTGTTTTTCCAGGACATTTTCGTTATTCGCCTCCTCGGCGTTCTTAATCAGGTCGTCAATTATGATTATATCCGCCCCAAAACCTGTCGCAGTTCCTGTCGGCGAGGTTGCCAGATAGTTACTGTACTGACCTTCCAAACTCCACAGGTTCATTGCCCCATCACCTTTTTTAATTTTGACATACGGAAATATGTCGTTGTAAACAATCCTATCCGGATCGGCCTTTATTTCAGAAATTGTATTTCTCACAGCTTTCGAAAATACAGTTGATAATGTCTCGTTGTATGAACCTGTCATTATTTTCTTTGAAGAGTTTCTTCCAAGCAACCACTCGACGAACATTGTGGCCGTCCTTGATTTCCCGTGTCTCGGTGGCAGATTTATTATCAGTACGTCGTCCTCGGATTCGACAAATTCCTGCATGTCCTGACACAGTTCTAACAAATAACTTCTATCGCTTTCATAAAAATCAGGTGACATCAGATGACAATAAAAAAAGAACTCACGCCTTGCAAGTTCCAGCTCTGCTTGTCTTATAAGCTCCCTATTTCCCATTTTTAATTATTTCCTTCAGTTCTGCAGTTGTCAGACCTGCAAAAGGGTTGCCCGTCTTGACTTCACCCGAAAGCTGCAGCTTGTCGTTAAACATTCCGAGATGTCTTCCCAATAATTCCAGTGCCCTCTCTTTACTGCAAAAACTCACTTCAATTCCAAGTTTGGTTTCCTTCACTCCTGAAATACATGCTCTCTGTTCTTCTGTTAGCTCTGAAAAATCTTTAATGATAACTTTTGAATATTCTCCTCTTTCTGTTTTGAACTTCTTGACACTGACAATCGAAGTTATATCCATAAATGCCAGTCTTGCTATTTCCTTAAGCACTTTATCTTGCGTTATTTCTGTTCTTTTTGCTCTTTCGTCCATTCTTTTCTGTATTTCTTCAGCAACGTTAGTATTTGTTAGTAATTTACTTCCATTAACCCTTGCTGTCTCCTCACTTTTTATGTTTTTATATGCTGCCTTGTATGCCCTTGTGGCATTAAGGTCTTTCAGATATTCATTTACGAAAACCTTCTGCTTATTTGTCAATGTCTTCACCTCCATTTCTGTTTTTGAAAAATAAAAAAAAGACAGTTCTTATACTGCCTTTGGTAGTCAGGTGTATAGTTTGCAAAACTCACCTCGACAAAGTTATCTCAAATCCTAAAACCTCATTCTATCATATTATAACATATTAAAAATTATATACAAGACCAAAAACAGACCATTTTTCATTTTTTCTGATTTAAGCTCCTTCTTTTTCTCTATCCATATTCGCCTTTATTCCTAATGTTTCTAATAAATTATGAACAAATAGTCTTCCTTTCTGTGTCCATTTTGTGTTTGGAACTACCTTATCTGTTCCATTTTTTCTCGTTACTGTTATTGTTTCACTTTTCGTATACCCTTTATTCATATGTTCTGCATACAATATCCATTGCCCACCTACTTTTCTTATAACTCTCTGCTCATTCAACGTTTTATTCAATTCGTATGCACTAAGTCCATAATCAGCTGCAATTTGTGTTATCGTCATTGTATCTTCACTTGATAATATTGTATCAACATACTCTTTAATAGGTTTATATTCTGCTATCAACTGTTTTTGTATCTGATTTTCTTCTTCCAGTTGCTCAAGTTCTTTTTTCACTTTACCGTAATTGATTAACACTTCTCCTAATTTTTCAGGATTGTTCGTTATTGTATTCCATACATTGTCTGTCATATACATTCCTGTCTTTCTTATCATTGGTAAAACTTCGCCTGTTACCCATTCTGTTATTTCTTCTGCTTCAGGTTTATCACTTTGAAATATACATTTATACAAATTGCTTTCATTTATAAAATTCATTTGTTGTTTTCCACCACTTGTAAGGGTGTCCACCAAAATGACACCCTTTGGATTTAATCTTGATTTTACTTGCCTAGGATTTTTTAATCCTAAAATTTCACATACATCATTCAAATTAAAGTAAGGTATTTCATTTATTACCTGTACCCTCACTTCTCCAAATTTTTCACTTTTAAATATTTGTAATTCATTCATATTTTATCCTCCTATTATACTATAATTTTCTTATGCTCTCTGACATTTTGCTCTCAGTTCCTTTTCAATATTATTTTGTACTATGATGTCCACTGTTAAACTTGCATTGTAATACTCTCTCTTTATTGCTTCCACATAAGATGAAAATGCGTCTTCCAAATCTGCCATTTTCAATTTCTTATCATCTGGAACAAGTCCATATGCTTTCTCCAGCAAGTCCATGAATTCCTTTCTTAATTTCTTCAGCTTCTCATTGTGACTGTCCAGTAATACCCTTGTAATGTCAAATCCTAGTTCTTCCTTAAATGTCATGCTTTTTCCTCCTGAAAATATTGATTTTTTGGAGTTTATACAGTATAATAAGGTTGTCGGCACTTATTATAGTGTATTTCTCCTTGTAGTTTTTGGACTATAAGGGGATTTTTTTATCTCTTTTTTATTATAAGCTGATTATTTTCTTTATCAAAAAGCAATTCTATTGATTTTTCTTCAGGATTTATTCCTAATTCTCTAAGCCATTTTATAGGCAAAGTCAATCTACAAGAAGTGCCATTACCAGCTTTATAAAAAGAAATATTAAGATTTCTCTTTTCCATATTCTCTCCTTTGTTAGTCCTCTGAATTATTTATATCATACAAAGGTCTAACTTGTCAACATATTTTTTAAAAAAATTTTCTAAACAGCTTTTCTCACAGTCAAAGCCTTTATATCCAGTTTCATGAATTTCATTAGTTGTGAGCCTAGTTCCTTGCATTCTGAATAAATTTCCTTATAGAATACCTTACCTTTCATTCTTTCAGCTATAATCTCAGAAAATAAATCCTCAAGCTTTTTAATGTGCAATAAAGTTTCAACATTAACACTCTCCCTCATTCCGCCTTTAATTCCTGCCAGTTTATTTACCAGCTTCGAATAAACCACATACAGTTTGTCCGCATTTTTACTTCCCTGTGATTCTGCATATGGTATAAGTTCCGCTATCCTGTCAGTCTCTCTCCTTCTTGTGAGTTTTCCTTCCTGTCTTGTCAGTAGCCATTCACTATTTTGTCTATTCAACAACATCATTTTTAATTGTTCGTTCTGTTTTTCCAGTTTTTCAATATATTCAAATACTTTTCCTCTTACAAATCTGCTTTCTTTAGTTAAAACTCTTAATGCTTGTTTCAATGTTAAAATAAACATTGGTCGTTTTTCTCCCTTTTTGTCTATATATTTAACCTCCAATATTTTTTGGGCGTTAATTTCTAAATAAAATTCTTTTCTAATAATACTTAAAAGGGTGTCGTGTCTTAGTTCTTTTCTTGCTCCCTCTTCTTTTCTCAATTTATTTATTTTTTTCAATAATTCTCTACTTGTTATAGTTTCTTTAATGTTTTTTATCGTTAGTTCATTCATATCATTTTCTCCTTTTTATTTATTTTTGGTACTCTATAAACTCCTCAATATTTTCAGGTCTTTAAAATCAATTCAAAATATTTTTTATCACTTCATCCGAAAAAATAATAATCTGTAATTGCCTAATTAACATATTTTTGTGTCTTTTTATTGTTGTTACTCCTATTCCTAAATTTTCTGAAATAAATTCTAAGGTCATATCGTCAAAATATCTCATTTCTATAATTTTATAATATTTGCTGTTTTTTATAGTCTCTAATGCCTTTTCTGTCATTTCTACTACTCTTGCAAGTCTATCAATTTCATCTTTAAGTTTTTCAATCCTATTTTCTATTTTTTCAAGTTCTGATAGATATACTTTACTTGACTGCACATTTATTTCTGAATTTCTCTTTTGAATTAATTTTCCACTCTCTTGTAACTCTAAAATAAGTATATTTTTAGTATCTATTGCTCCTTTCAGGAATTTTAATTCATACAAAAGCTTCTCTGTTTTCTGAAATGGAGTTAACTGTTTCTCTGCCTTTATCTCTTTATTATTCCTCATTTTTTCTAATATCTTATCCGCTATTCTGTCTATATCTTTTTCGTTCATTCTACTTCCTTTCTAATTAAAAAAAGACCAGTTTCATTTGGTCTCTTCATCAAATAATTTATTTATTTCTTCCCATTCTTCGTTTTCTTTTTTAAAATCTTCTAAACTTTTTTCAATCTCACAACTTTCATTTATGTATCTAACATGAGTCTTTTTTAAATATTT